ATTATCAATGGCGATGGCCTGTTCCACCAGCACCATGTCAAGCTGGATGCCCCGGTCGTTGATCTCCTGGTCGAGATGGTATTCCTCCCACAGGAAATCCGGCACAGGGAACTTCGACAGCTTCTGCTGGATCGCCATTTCGGTTTCCGCATCCCGCTTGTTATACGCGATGAAGGTTGACCATTTTACCGGGTCATGCTCTGGGAGGTTGCGCATCCTGCCGCCGTTGGCTTTGGTTGGCTTGCAGGGGACGCAGAAATAGCGGATGAGCGCCTTGCCCTCAGCCATCTTCTGATTTTCCAGCTTGAGGACTTTGCCGATCCCCTCCAGAGAGAGGGGCAGCCCCATGTACGCGCCCCATACCAGGGAGCAGCGCCAGGAGGACGGGTCAAGGTAATTTCGGACGGTATCATCCTCTATGCTGTAGGAAGAAAAATACTGCGGATAGTTCCGTCTCAGCCAGACGGAAAGGCAGACCCGCTCGAAGGACGCATTGTACGCCCACTTGATAACGGAATCATCTGCAAGCGCCCGGATGATCTCCTCCGGCACGGTGTCACCGGATGCCAGGTCGTATACGGTGACCTCGCCGCCGTCCACGGACACGCCAAAGAGCAGGATTTCAAAATCAGAGGACTCGGCGTATTTATACACGCCGCCTTTTTTCAGATCGACATCGGAAAATGTCTCCACGTCGAGGGATAAGGTGTGGATTGCCATAGTGCTGTTACCTCCATAAAAACAGGCGGCAGGAGTGCTGTTCCTGCCGCCCGGTGCGCATTGCTTATTCCTCCGGCTGTTTTGCCGCCTGGCGTTTTTTCTCCCTGTGCTTCTTGAACTTTGTCCAGCACCAGTGCAGGAAGTCGGTGATCCAGTACACGATGCTGCCGACGGCAAATCCGTACAGGTGAATGAAAATCACGATCACATCAAACTGTTTTGCGAACTCATAAAACTCTGTCATATCCGTTTACCTCGCATTTTCTTTGAATGGGCGGGCGGCAGTCACCGCTGCCGCCCTGTGTTGTCTCAGGAAAGATAATCGTCATCATCCTCGGTGGAGAAATCATCCTCGGCACGGCTCTTGCCGCCCAGCGGCTCCCCGTCGGAGATCTTCTGCAGGTTGTTCAGCCCGCAGGCGATGCCCCGGTTGCCATTGGAGTTAAAGGCATACAGGTTGATGCTGGCCCTGCCGTATACACCGGAGTACACCTCGGAACGCTCCAGGATGGGGTTCAGGTCCGCATCCACAATACCGGGTGCGGTGGCGGAATTGGCGTTGATGAAGTACGCATCCGCATAGACCGGATCATCGGGGCGTTCCACATCGCCGTCACGCAGCGGGGTCTTGATGACCGAGAGGGCGGGGACGGTCTTGCCGTTTCCCTTCAGCTTGGACTCGCCTTCCTCATAGGCTGCCTGGATTGCCGCTTTGATGGCTTCCACGGTCTTCTTGTCGGACTTCGGGATGATCAGGCTGACGCTGTACTTGGGCGTGCCGCCGTTGATGCTCTTGGGGTCCCAGACATTCGCATAGCTCCAGCGGGTTCTGGGGCCGGTGATTACCTTCGTCTTATTTACGATCTTTGCCATAGTTGTTGTCCTCCTTATTTCCTTTGAAATCGTTAATGGCCGTGTTCATGGCCGGGCGTTTATCGCTCTCCGGCACAAGTACGGGTTTGCCGGGCGGTTTGTAGAGAAGACCGCCGAGCAGATCTTCAAACTTCTTCCGGCCGAGGGCCTGGCTCATGGCCGTGATGCCCAGCAGTCTCTTCTCATAAGGCTCGTAGCCGGCGTCCTCCACCGCTTTGGCGACTGCGGCCTCATCGGTGTACTTCCGGTTGGAGCGGCCCTCGACCACTTTGAATCCTGTGAACTTCGTCCCGGACAGGGCTTTCTGCAGGGCGTAGTCCTTGACGTCTCCAGCCCAGGAGACCAACTCGTCCGCTTTTACGAGGATCGCCGCGACCTCATCATCACCCAGGAGCGCGGGCATCTCGAAGTCATACCGCGCCAGTTCCAGGTTATACTCCGCCCGTTTGCGGCAGTTGGCCTTTGCCTTGCAGAACTGGCAGTGGCCGCCGGCCTTGAACTCACCCTTGCCCTCGTATGCCAGCTTGGCTGCAGGGGCAAGCACGGTCTCCGCCCAGGCCAGAAGGTCTTCCCGGCTCATGGTGTATGTGCTGACATTCTCCCGGCGGGGCTGGTAGATGGTCAGGCTGACCTGTGCGATATCGTAGATGCCATCGAACAGGTCGAGGGCGCCCAGCGCATAGCAGGAAAGCTGGCTGTTCTTCTCCGCAGACACCAGGACGCCAAGCCCGTGCTTGTAGTCGATGATGTGGAGAAGCCCGTCCGAAACAATGACGCAGTCCCCGGTGCCGAAGCTGCCCTCGATCCCCACATAGCGGGAATAGTCGAGCCGCTGCTCCACAAGCACCAGCGGGTCGGCGCAGCGTTCCCTGGCCTTTGCCACTTCCTCCATCACGAAGGCACAGTAGCCGTCGGCGCAGTCCTCCATCTCCTGGGAGTAGTAGGTCAGGTTCTCTGTAGGGTCCTTCACCCTGCGGCCAAGGGCTTTTTCCACCTTATAGGCGCACAGCTCATGGCAGTCGGTCCCCTCCTGGGCGTATTCGCTGGGCCTGTCCGCATACTCCTCGCAGAGCCGTGCCGACGGCGGGCAGTTAATCCACCTGTGGCTTGCGGAAGCGGAAAGGAAGGAATGCTTACCCATCGTTTCCTGCCCCCGGCTTTCCGAGCGCATCCGCTTCCTTCAGAAGCCCTTCAAATTTAGAAGGGTCGATATCTGACAGCTTCCTCGCTCCGTACTTTGTGATGAGGGCTTTCACCTCTGCCGAGTACCCTGCCTGGGCGATCACCGTCATGCGGTGGCGCACCTCCTCAAGGGTGAGTGCTTTCGGCTTCTCCTTCGGCGGCGCATCCTCTGTCGCTTGGGAAGAAAACATCCCCGCCAGCGTATTGGCGATTCCGATGATGGTCTCCCCGCAGGAGCGCAGTTCCTTAATCTGTAAGTCCAGGTCGCTCATTTTCCCCATCCGGCGTTCCTCCTTCCTGGTTTGCCATCTGCAGCTTTCTGGCGAGACGCTTCGCGATCACGCTGATGGCGATCAGCACATCGGCGAGTTCCTCGTCAAGCTGCCTGTCTCTGGTTGTCTCTGTGTTTTCCTGCATCCGCAGCACCTCCGTTTCCGAGCGACTTTCCTGCCCCTCTGTCTCTGAAAGGACAGAACAGGGATTTTTCAGCGGAGAAAAATTTGCCGTCCCTGTGCCTCTCACTTCTGAAAGGACAAGGACGGCATTTTTTAGCGGTGCTTTTTTGAACAAAGTTAGCTGTGGTGTGAAAACGCAGATGAATGTAATCTGATATTTGAAACCATTAAAATATAACGATTTATAAATCTTTGCATACTAAAAAAAGAGGCTATCATGTCTTGGAAACATGATAGCCTCTTTTTTTAGTTGCTTTTGACGGCAACACCATATCGGAGCGTTTTATAAATTGTTACGCCAATCTCGAATAGGGTAATTGCAACAATAAAAGCAAGAAACCCGTTGGACACCATATCAGCGTTCCAGTAAGTGAGAAATCTTGCTCCTGAATCTGCATGATCGCCCAACGCCTGTTCAATCTCAAGTACAAAATTCGGATTCCAAATGGGTAAGACCTTTAGTACAATGATGCTCAATACAATTTGAAGTACTCCGCACACTATATTACTGATCATAACCAGTCTACAGTAGACCCCGACAACCAAGCGTAATATCTCGTCTGCAAGACCAATCAGCAGACTTAGTATAAAGACGGGAAGAACGATGCCCCACTGTTCCAGATTAAAAATAGGTACGGTCATTACGGTTTCGCCTTCTGTAAAGAACGCAGCAAAGAAATGAGGAGCAAAAATCAGCAGCACACTAAAAATAACGATAAATATAATGCCTACAATGCTGTCGCCCCGACTTATGATTGCTTTTTTATCGGGTACAGGCTCTAAAAATTTTGGTGTCCAACGGGAGCGGGAAGTTGGAGTTTTGCCTTCTCCCGACAGACTTTCTAAGGACCATTTTTCTTCCTTTTTCAGCTCGAATTGAACCTTCTTCCGCTCCATAATGGCAAAAGTCAAGGTCACTGCACCGAATGCGGACACGCAGGACAGAATAGCATCAGTAATTCCGGTGATTAGACCATCTACAATGGCTCGGATAATGACAGAAGCAGAGTTCTGTGCAGTAATCGCAGGCATTTCTCCTATGGCATTTATCAGAGAAATAAGCAAAATCGGTATGGCAGCACAGACCATGACAACCTTAACAAACCACAGATAGGTGTCAAAATATTCCGGGCCAATCAAATATCTTTGGTCGCCTTGATATTGTTTTGCAAATTCAGCAGGATCGCCGAGTTCAGTCAGCGCCTCTTCCATAGAGCCTTTATCCGTATACATATCGCTGATCAGCTCTTCCAGCTCCATACGCACTTCATCTCGCTGAGCTTTGGAAAGCCGACGGATTACCTGGTAAATATATCGATCCATATAGTCTTTTTCATTTGGCGTCATGATTCTTCCTCCCTTAATAACCGGTCCATTCCGGCGGATAAGTTTTGCCAGTATGCTTTCAGCTTCTCATAAATTTCTGTTCCGTATTTTGTCCGCTGATAATATTTTCTCGGTTTTGCGCCACCGGTTTCCCACTTGCTTTCCAAAAGCCCCTGATTCTCAAGCCGGCGAAGGAGAGGATACAAGGTGTTGGGGTCAATGGCAACGCCTTTTTCTTCCAAGCTCTGTACCAAAGCATACCCATACTTCGGTTCTTTCATCTGGCTGAGTACGCTAATTGTCAGTGTGCCTCTGCGAAGCTCCAAAAGCAAAGAGGATAATAAATCTTTTTCTTCTCCCATCAGCGTCACCTCCTAATGTCATTATACTGTATGTCATACTGTATTGTCAATATAGAAATAAAAGGTCAGTCACAGGAGTTTTGAAAAGTTTGAATACCCACCGCTGAAACGGAGGGTTTCTGTCCTTTCACAATTAGAGAGGTGTAAGCCGCTCAATTTTCAGAGAAAGGACGGAAAAAGCTATGGGAACAGCGAACTCAAAAGGTCTGCCGCGCTGCACGGCGCATCGGGACTGCTTTGCCAATAAAGACGGCGTGTGCGTCTGCCTGGGTGACAATAACTTCCACGGGAAGGACTGCCCGTTTTTCAAGACCACGGCACAGTGTGATGCGGACAGGCAGAAAAGCTACGAGCGGCTGGTCAGTATCGGACGGGACGACCTGGTCGAGCGGTATCAAGTGAGGGGTGTGTATGGGAGTCAGTAAATATAACAGCGAAGGCTACTACGACCCGACAGCCTATGAAGCCCTCGCGAAAATTACCCAGGAGGAAAAGGCGGCGAGATACCGGCCGCTGGTGTATATCTGCTCCCCGTACTCCGGGGATACGGAGGGCAATACCGAAAAAGCAAGGCGGTACAGCCGGTTTGCCGCAGACGCCGGCACGATCCCCATTGCGCCGCATCTGCTGTTCCCGCAGTTCTTATCGGAAGAAACGGAACGGGAGCTGGCGATTTTTATGGATCTGGTGCTGCTGGGCAAGTGTGAGCAGCTCTGGGTGTTCGGCGGCGAGGTGTCCGACGGGATGCGCCGGGAGATTGGAAAGGCAAAGCAGAAAAATATGACGATCCGTTATTTTACGGAGGATATGGAGGAAACGGAATGCAGATGACAATTTATGACGCCGTGACGGTGGGGAGCCGGTCAAACTGCGTGTATCCGAATCCCGTGACGGTCACGGATGCGGACACCATGCGGCAGGCTGCAGCCTTCGACCATGTGTGCGCGGCATATAAGCAGAACTACCGCAGCGTGGACAATTTCCTGAAAGCGGACTGCCTGCCGATGGACTGCGATAACGACCACTCGGATGACCCTGACGACTGGCTCACGCCCTTTGATGTGGCGATGGACTTTCCGGGCGTGGGGATGATTTTTGTCTACAGCAGGAGCCACATGAAGCAGAAAGGAAAGCGCGGCCCCAGGCCACGGTTCCATGTGTATTTTATCTGCACGGAGACAACGGATGCAGCTCTTTACAGTTCATGGAAGGACAAGCTGATTGCCGATTACCCCTATTTCGATGACGGGGCTAAAGACAGCGCCCGGTTCCTTTTCGGGGTAAAGAATGCGGCGGTCGAGGTGTATGACGGCGAGATTACCATTGATGCGTTCCTGGCAGACCACTTTGCGGAGTGGGACGAGGCGCAGGGGCAGATCCCGGAGGGTTCCCGGAACAAGACCATGTCCCATTACGCCGGCCGGATCATCAAGCGGCTGGGGAATACGGAGGAAGCTCATAAGCAGTTCTTAAAGGAAGCGGAAAAATGCAGCCCGCCGCTGGATGATGCGGAACTTGCGGGTATCTGGGCCAGCGCCGTGAAGTTCGGCGCGAAGGTAGCTGCCCAGGAGGGATATATCCCGCCGGAGCAGTACAACCAGGACTTCCTGCTGATGCCGGAGGATTTCTCGGATGTAGGCCAGGCTATTGTATTGTCGCGGGAGTACATGGATCGGCTCCGCTTCTCCCCGGCTACGGATTACATCGTGTTCAACGGCTCGTTCTGGGAGGAATCCCAGCCTAACGCCCAGGGCATTGCCCAGGAGCTGACCGCAAGACAGCTTGAGGAAGCGGAAACAGAGATACAGCGGTGTATGAAGGAGATGTCGGATAACGGCGCGTGGGCCATGCTCGCCGCGATGGGCGCCAAGAAAGCGATGGCGGCGTTCAGCGAAGCCCAGCGGCGCTCCTTTGAAAAGTACGAGCGGGCGGAGACCTACCGGAAGTATGCCATCAAGCGCCGGGATACGAAATACATCTCGGCCGCCTTAAAGGAAGCCCGCCCGATGATCCAGATCGAGCAGCGCGTCCTGGACGCGGATGAGTTTTTACTGAACCTGCCGTCCGGCACCTGCGATCTGAGGACGGGGGCTGTCCGGGAACACAACGCCCAGGACTATATCACGAAACAGACGGCGGTGGACCCGTCCGGGGACGGCATGGATGTCTGGGAGGACGCCCTCCAGACCTTCTTCCAGGGGGACGCCGACCTGATTCGCTATGTGCAGGAGATTGTGGGGCTTGCCGCCATCGGCAAGGTCTACATTGAAGCCCTGGTCATTGCCTACGGCGAGGGCCGGAACGGAAAATCCACCTTCTGGAACACCATCGCCCGTGTGCTTGGCACCTACTCCGGCAATATGTCCGCAGACACCCTGACTGTGGGCTGCAAGCGCAACGTGAAGCCGGAACTGGCGGAAGCCAAGGGCAAGCGGATGATCATCGCCGCCGAGCTGGAGGAAGGGATGCGCCTGAACACATCCAACGTCAAGCAGCTCTGCTCCACGGACGAGATCTATGCGGAGAAAAAGTACAAGGCGCCGTTCTCCTATGTCCCCACCCACACGCTGGTGCTGTATACCAACCACCTGCCCAGGGTCGGGGCGATTGACCAGGGTACCTGGCGGCGGCTCATCGTGATCCCCTTCAACGCCAAGATTGAGGGCAAGGCCGACATCAAAAACTATGCGGACTTCCTGTTCAAGATGGCGGGCGGAGCGGTCCTTCAGTGGATCATCGAGGGCGCAAAGCGCGTCATTGCCAGCGATTACAAGATTGCCCAGCCCAGGGTGGTGCAGGACGCCATCCAGAAATATAAGGAGAACAACGACTGGCTATCCCACTTCCTGGAGGACTGCTGCGAGATCGATCCGTCTTATGAAGCGAAGTCTGGCGAGGTTTACAACACCTATCGCAGCTATTGCAATCAGATGGGCGAGTATGCGCGAAGCACCACGGATTTTTACACTGCCATTGAGGCGGCGGATTATACGCGCCATAAGACGAAAAAAGGGATGTTGATTCGCGGATTCCGCTTGAAATCAGAGTTTGAGTAAGCACAAAACGGTAAGGGTGACGGTCAGTGACAGTCTTTCCCTAAAGTCCTCTAAGGACAAGAAAAAATAACATATATAAAGAAATCATGGGAGGACTGTCATAGACCGTCACCAGAAGGAGGTCTTATGAGAGAGAAAACCATCGAACAAAAACTGGTTCAGGCGGTTAAGGCCAAAGGCGGGATTGCGCCGAAGTTCGTGTCGCCGGGATTTTCCGGGGTTCCCGACCGCCTTATCCTATTGCCGGATGGGAAATGCGGCTTCGTGGAAGTCAAGGCCCCTGGCAGGAAACCACGGCCGCTGCAGGAGTCAAGGATACGGCTTTTGCGGGGGCTGGGCTTCTTGGTATTCATCCTGGACGATGAGAGCCAGATCCCGCACATTCTTTCTGAGATCGGAGGTGATGCCGAATGAAGTTCATACCACATGATTATCAGCAATATGCCATCGAGTACATTGAAACACACGAGGTCGCCGCCGTACTGCTTGATATGGGTCTTGGCAAGACGGCAATCACGCTGACGGCCTTGTATGACCTGTTGTTTGACTACTTCGAGATTACCCGCGTTCTGGTGATCGCACCGCTGCGGGTGGCGAGGAATACCTGGCCCCAGGAGATTGAAAAGTGGGACCATCTGAAAGACATCCGCTATTCCGTGGCGGTTGGTACGGAAAAAGAACGGCTGGATGCATTCCGAAGGGATGCGGACATTTACATCATCAATCGGGAGAATGTCCAATGGATGGTGGAAAATGTGCCGTTTGAGTTTGACGCCATCGTGGTGGACGAGCTTTCGTCCTTCAAAAACTGGAACAGCAAGCGGTTCAAATCGCTGATGAAGGTGCGCCCCAGGGCAAAGCGCGTCATCGGCCTTACGGGCACCCCGTCCGGGAACGGGCTGATGGACCTGTTCGCCGAGTTCAAGGTGCTGGATATGGGGCAGCGACTGGGGAGGTTTATCACCAAGTACCGCCAGGACTATTTCCGGCCGGATCGGATGAACGGTCAGGTGGTGTATTCCTATAAGCCCCTGCCGGGAGCAGAGAAACGGATCTATGACAAGATCTCCGATATTACCATCTCCATGAAAGCCGCTGACCACCTCAAAATGCCGGAACTCATAAACAGCGAGTACCGGGTGTATATGGAGGAGCCGGAACAGGCTATTTACGATGAGATGTGCGAAGACCTGGCGGCACAGCTTGATAAGGGCGAGGTAACGGCGGCAAATGCCGGAGTACTGTCCGGGAAACTCTGTCAGATGGCAAACGGGGCGGTCTATACGGATAACGGGGATGTGGAACATATCCATGACCAGAAGCTGGACGCCCTGGAGGACATCATCGAAAGCATGAACGGAAAGCCCCTGCTGGTGGCTTACTGGTACCAGCACGACCTTGACCGCATCGAGGAACGGCTGCGGCTGCGGAAGATCGGCTTTGCAAGGCTGGACTCTGACGCCAGCATCGCAAAGTGGAACCGGGGCGAAATTCCCGTGGCGCTGATCCATCCCGCTTCTGCCGGCCACGGGCTGAATCTCCAGAGCGGCGGCGCCACCCTCTGCTGGTTTGGCATTACCTGGAGCCTGGAACTGTATCAGCAGACGGTGGCGCGGCTTTACCGGCAGGGTCAGGCGTCCAAGACCGTGGTCGTACAGCACATCATCACGGACGGCACCATTGATGAGCGCATTATGAAAGCCCTGCAGTATAAGGACAGGACGCAGTCGGCGCTGATCGATGCGGTCCGGGCAAACCTAAGAAAATGAGAGTCAATCAAGGCAAATCCGAGGGAAACCATTTCTTTTTCGGAGGTAGTGCCTATGAACAAGCAGCAGACGGAAATGAAGGAGTACCTTTCCCAGGCGTTCCGCATTGACCAGCGGATACAGAGCAAGATGGAGCAGGTGGCGTCACTGAATGACCTCGCCACACGGGCGACCGCGACTTATTCGGATATGCCCGGAAGTGAGACGAGGAACCTCCACCGTATGGAGGACGCCATCCTTTCCATCATTGAGCTGGAAGCAGAGATCAACGAGGATATCTGCAAACTGGTGCAGACGAAAAAAGATATCGTCCATAAGATCAAAGCTGTCCAGAACACGGAGTACCAGACCCTTCTGGAGCTGCGGTATCTGTGTTTCAAGTCCTGGGAACAGATCGCCGTGGACATGGGCTATGAGCTTCGGTGGCTGTACCGGCTCCACCACAGGGCGTTGGACGCCGTTTCCGAAATAAGCCACTAAAAGCCACTGCAATACACCTTGTCCCTGTGATATAGTTAGAATCAGAAAAACAGGACAAGGAACGAGCCTTGCGGGAGCAATCCTGCAGGGCTTTCCTTTTGCCCGGAAAGCGAGGTGCAGCGTGCCAAAGAAACCAAAACGCCCCTGCTCCTACCCCGGCTGTCCAAACCTCACGGACGGGCAGTACTGTGAGGAGCATGAAGCGATTGCCCGGAAACGGTACAACAAGTACGGCCGCCCTGCTGACAGCAACAAGAAGTACGGTCGGGCTTGGAAACGAATCCGCGACCGCTACGCTGCGGCGCACCCTTTGTGTGAGCTGTGTCTGAAGGAAGGACGGCTGACTCCTGTGGAGGAGGTCCATCATATTGTCCCTCTATCACAAGGCGGGACGCATCGGAATGACAATCTGATGTCCCTCTGCCAGTCCTGCCACACAAAGCTACATCACGAGCTTGGCGACCGGTGACCGTGGGGCGGTCAAAATCTCCGGGACCTGCATGAGCGGACAGCGGCCTGGGGCTTCGTGCGCGAAAAAGGCGAAATCAAAAGGGTAATTAAGGGCGGCCGTCTGCGGCTGCTTTATTTTTCGAGAAAAGGGGTGAGAAAATGCCGACAAAATCCAATAACACAGGAGGGCGCGGCGGTGCGAGACCCGGTGCGGGAAGGAAGAAATCCGCTGTCAGGGAGAAAGCCGAGAACGGCAATCCGGGCGGACGCAGATTAGAAGTGCTGGACATTCCCGAAGTCGAGGGTGTCGATATGCCAAAGCCCCATGAGTTCCTCTCCGCAGAGCAGCGTGACGGG